GTGGCTCGCGCCGGCCATCCTGCAGACGCACTCCACCGGCGACTATCAATACAACGTCCTCAAGTCGGCGGCGATCGCCGCCTGCGTGGCCCTCGGCTACCGGCTCAGTCGCTCAAAAACGCAATTCGGCCTCAATGGCACCGACAACGACGCCGGAGAACTGATCGACGACGACGGCAACAAGATCACCCGCATGAAAGCGGGGATGATGATCAATCTCGGCCAGGACGGCGACCTCAAAGGCTTCACGCCGAACCAGCCGACAACGAACGCCGAGGCGTTCATTCAGCACATGCTGCGCGGCGTCGGGACGGCCATGCCCGGCGTCAAAGCCAGCACGATCACCGGCGACTATCGCAATTCATCCTTTTCTTCCGAGCGGTCCGCCGACAACGATTGCTGGCCCGAGATGGAAGGCGTGCAGGACTGGTTCGCCTCCGGCTTCCTGCAGCCGTTCTATGAGGAAGTGATCCGCCTGGGCGTCGCCGCCGGCTATTTTGCCGGCATCGTCACGCCGGAAGAATTCGCCGATCGCGAACCCGAGTTTCTTGACACGAATTGGAGCGGCCCGGTCCCTCGCTCCATCAATCCAAAAGACGACGACGAAGCGGCCTCGATGCGGATTGCCGGCGGACGCAGTTCCCCGCAGATCGAAAACGCGGCGATCGGCCGCGATTCAGGCGACGTGCAGCAGGACATCATCGAGTGGATCGCTGAATGTAAAGCGAACGGCCTGCCGGAATGGTACATCGCCGCATCGCTGGGTCAGAAACCAGCCGCCCCGGCTCAACCTCAACAGGGTCAAGCGAATGCCGAGCAAGCAAACAGCACGGCGTGAAGCCGCCAAAGAACTGAACGATCTCAGTTTCCGCGCGCTGCCGCTGACGGCGACAACCGCGGATGAAACGGCCCGCTCCGTGGCGGCGACGATCGCCACCGAAGCGCCCGTCGTCATGCCCGACCCCGAACGAAAACAGATGATCCCGGAAGTGCTCCGGATGGACGGCGCGCAATTTCCCGAGCAAGTCCCGCTGCTCGACAACCATCAGCGGAAAACGATGGCGAACCAGCTCGGATCGGTGCGCAATATCCGCCGCGAAGGTGACGGACTGACCGGCACGCTGCGATTCGCCAACGGCGCGGAAACCGCCTGGTCGATGGTCCGCGAGGGCCACTTCACCGACGTTTCCGCCGGCTACCTGCGGCTGGAAAAGCGCTTCGTGCCGCGCGGCCGGACCGAACTCATCAATGGCCGGTCTTACACCGGCCCCGTCAACGTTATTACGAAATGGAAGCTCCGCGAGGTCTCGTTGACCCCGATTGGAGCCGACGAACAAGCCAAGCTGCGGGGCTTCGATCCGACAGCGTTACCGGAAGAAAAGGACTTCTCCATGAACCCCGAGCTCCGCAGTCTGCTCGAAACCCGCGGCATGCCGAAGGAATTGAGCGATGAAGAGGCCCAGCGCTGGGCCGTCGAACACAAATTGGGCGAACGCAAAGAAGACGCCGATTCCAAGACGCTGCTGGCGGACTTTGAAGTCCGCATGCAGCGAATAGTCGAAGACGCGTCCAACAAAGCCGCCACGAAGGCGATCGAAGAAACCGCCAAGCGCTCCGAGGAGCTCCGCGGCATCGCCGACAACACGCTCCACCTGGCCTGCGTGACACGGACCCGCGCCCTCGACGACAAACTCGCCGGCTGCCGCTCGCGCGAGGACATCGAAAAGGCCGTCCTCGATCATCGCGAAGAGCAGGAGAAAACGTTCGGGACGCGGACGTTCATTTCCGCCGGCCCGGCCCAGGTCGACAAATTTGAAAAGCAGATGAAGACAGCCCTCGTCCTCCGCTCGCTGGACAGCATCGCCTCCCCCGTCGCGGAACACGAACAAGACAACGTCGCCAAGCGGCGGGAAGCGGCCCGCGAGCGGATTTTTCCCGTCGCGGAACAGGATAAGGATTCTGCCCACTTCCGGGCCGCCAGCCTGTTCGACATGGCTCGCGAATACGTCGAAAAAATCAACGGCGTCCGCACGTTCGAAATGACCCGCGAAGAGATCGCCCATTTCGCATTGCTCGGACCGCAGCGGGCCTGCGAAATCCTCGGCATCCGCGACGCGGGCGCCTATCACACCACGGGCAGCTTCGCGAACATCACGATGGACGCCATCAACAAGTCGATGGCCCTCGGCTATACCGAGGCCCCGTCGACCTGGGAACAGGTGATGCGGGTCGGCAGCGACTTCGTCGACTTCAAGGCGAAGAACGTGTTCTTGCTCGGCGCCGTCCCGAACCTGCCGGTCTGGAACGACAACAAGGATCCGGAAAAGGCCAGCTTCGCCGACGCGAAGGAATCGTATTCTGTCGAATGCCGGTCGTATGAAGTCGATTTCAGCTATCGGCTGCTGATCAACGACGACATGAGCGCCCTGTCCCGCATTCCGGCCCAGCTCGGCAATGCCGCCCGCCGGACGGTGAACGCGGTCGCCTGGTCGATCATCACCAGCAATCCGACGATGCGCGACGGCCAGGCCCTGTTCTCGACGGTGACCGGCAACCGCAAGCGGCTGAATCTCACCACGGGGGCCGGCGCCCCGTCGACGACGACGCTGCAGACGCTGACGAATCTCATGATGCAGATGCGCGGCGAGAACACGCCCGAACAGGCGGAAGGCGCCGACATCCTGAACCTGATTCCGCGGTACATCATCGGCCCCTCGGCATTGCGGACCACGATTCTGCAGCTCGTGATGTCGGTGTATGACAACGTGGCGACCGGCTCGCTGGCCTACAACATGGCCAGCCAGTTAATCCCCGTGATCGAACCGCTGCTCGATTCGGCCAGTACGACCGCCTGGTATCTGGCGGCGGACACCGCGCAGATCGACACCGTCGAGGTGAGTTTCCTGCAGGGTCAGCGGACGCCGGTCACCCGGCAGTTCATCGACCCGCGCAAGTTGTCGCAGTCCTACATCATTCTCCAATCGTTCGGCGCCAAGGCGCTCAACTGGCGCGGCCTGCAGAAGCACGCCGGAGCATAAGCCGCATCGCCCGCGGCGGCCGGATCGCCGGCCGCCGCTTTTCCCGTCCACGCACCACACCGCTCAGTTTCGAAAGGCTTATTTCCATGACTTCGTATTCGCTCTACTACTGGAAAAACCGCCGCACGATGCAATCGTGTGCCTCGCTGTTCAGTCTCGCGCTGGTCTGCGGTCTACTCGCCCTCGCCGGCGGTCTGCTGCAGCTCGCGCCGCTGGTGCCGGCAGTCGGCCTGGTCGTCCGCGGCACGCGCTGCTGGTCGGACAAGTTCGATCGCGCCCAATCGTTTACGACAACGCCCGGCATGAACGGCTGGACGATCAAAGATACGTCCTCGGCCGGCACGCCGACGTATCTCTGCATGACCGAGGACGGCGGCGCGGCGGCCCTGACGCTCGACGCTACGTCCGAGGCCCAGGTCGTCACGCTCTATCAAAACGACGTCCTGATGTTCGATGTGCGGATGATCCAACACTTTCGGGCGATCGTGCAGGTCTCCGGCATTGATGCCGTCACGACTCTGGTCGTCGGCCTGGGGGCCGCGCAGAACGATACCGCGGATTCCGTGGCGACGAATGCCTGGTTCCGGATGCAAGGGTCGGTATCGACCACGGCGCTCGTCGTCGAAACCGACGACGCCACCACGGACAACGACGACAAGGCGAGCGGTCAGACGCTGGCCGCGGTCTACAAGCTGCTGCACATCGACTTTACCCGCGGCCTGACCGACGTCCGTTTCTTCATCGACGGCGAACGCGTCGCCGAGGGGACCACGTTCGATATGTCGGCCCTGTCGGCCGGTCTCAACGTGCAGCCTTTCGTGCAGCTTCAAAAGGCGTCGGGCACCGGCACGCCCGCCGTGAAGATTGCGCTGATGGAAGTTGATTACAAGTATGCCCTCGGAGCGTAACGCGTGACGTTCCAGGACCTGATCGATTCCGGCGCCGATGACCTCCTGTTTGCCGCCGACGGATTTGCGATCTCCGTGACGCACTATCCGCCGAGCGGCGACAGCGAGGAGCTGGAAGGTCTCTTTGCGGAATTTGATAACGACGACACGGATCAACACGATGCCGCCGACGGCTTGAAGCGCGTCCGCACCGCCAAACTCGTCCTGCCGTCGAGCGTGACTGTCACGCTCGGCAAGGTGCCGTCGAATTTCAGCATTAACGCAGCGACCTGGCAGGCGACGGCCGTAATCTCCGGCCGCGGCGTGCAAACCGTCCGACTCACCCGCCGCGAACAGGCCACCCAGGCCCGCCTCTCGGCCCAACCC